GATTATGAGGAAGATGATGGTGCAGAATCTGAAGCTGACCGAAAGGTAAGAAGTGCTCAGGACCGAATTAACAAGGCTGTTAAGCAGGCGAAAGAGTTTCAACGTCGAGAACTGCAAGCGATTCAATACGCGAAGCAATTGCAAGATCAGAACAGAGAGCTTTCAAACCAGTATAAACAAACCAGCGTTAATTCAGCGGCCCAAAATCTACAGATACAAGAAAGTTATTCTAAAGAGTTTCAAGGCCGGATTGAGGCGCAAGCTGATTCTGCTAAAAGAAACCTTCAGAAAGCTTACGAATCTGGAGATCCCGAAGCTATGGCAGAAGCTCAACAGCTTATTGCCAGAACCGAAGCTGACAGAAGTTCTTTAGCTCAATACAAGCGCGAGCTTGCAAAGTATAAAGAAGACTATCAGCAGTGGGCTTCTAGGCAGCAGGAGTCTGAACCTGAATATCAAATTTCAAATGACTATGTCCAAGAAGAGCCTCAATATCTTGAGCCTTCAGAGAGCGCACAAGAGTGGGCTGCTAAGAATGAGTGGTTTGGAACTGATAGGGTTATGACTAATGTAGCCTTTGCTGTGCATGATGAGCTTGTCCGATCAGGAATTGACTTGGAGTCACAAGAGTACTATTCTGAAATTAATCGCAGAATTCGACAGGAACTACCTCACAAGTTTCAGAATGAACGACCCGCAGGAAACACTAATAAACCCGTCCAAACCGTTGTTTCCGGTACGCGCATAAAAGGAAGTGGACGCAATCAAAATGACCGTAGGATTGAGTTGTCACCTAGCGAGCAACAGCTTGCCAAAAAACTAGGTGTTCCATTCAAAGAATATGCTAAACAAAAAATGAGGTTGGAAAGATCATGAGCGAAGACATAAAAGAAAAAAGCGGATCTGGAATGAAAAGGACTCCACGGAGTTCTGATACTAGGGATGCTTTACAAGCTCGGAGGCCATGGACGCCACCTCAAATCTTAGAAACACCCGAACCTCCTCCAGGGATGAAGTATCGATGGCTGAGAACGCACATTCGAGGCGAGGATGATAAGACTAATGTTCACATGCGATTGCGAGAAGGCTACGAAGTAGTCAGTCCGGCTGAAGTTGCAGGCTATGATTTGCCTATGAATGAAAGCGGATCTCAAGCAGGAAGTGTTGGTGTTGGTGGTTTGATGCTTGCAAAAATCCCAGAAGAAACAGCAAACGAGCGGAATGCTTACTTTCAAAATAAAACTGAAAACCAAATGAGCGCGGTTGACAATAATTTGATGAAAGACGAACATCCCTCAATGCCTTTTTCTAATGAAAGGAAGAGTAAGGTAACCTTTGGCGGTTCTAGGAAATAGAACCATTTTTGATTGTGTTTAAGGAGAACTAAAATGGCGAATAAAGACGCCCCATTTGGCCTCCGGTATGTTCGCAATATTCAGGGGAATTACAATTCTTCTGGTCAGTCTCGTTATAGAATAACGACTGCTGATGCGACTAACACTACTAAGATCTACGCGGGTGACATTGTTACTCAAACTACATCTGGTATTGTTACTCGAATTGCGCGTGCAGACGGCGGTTCAGCAACTTCCGACATTATTGTCGGTGTATTTAACGGTTGTTTCTACACAGATCCTACGACCAGCACTCCTACTTGGAGTAACTATTGGCCTGGAAATGCAGCGACTGATGCAATTGCTTTTATTTTCGATCATCCTATGGATGTTTTTGAAATTCAAGCAGACGCAGCATTCCCGATTGCAGATCTGTGGGGTAATTTCGACCTTGTTGATAACTCTGGTACTGGTAGCACAGCTTCAGGACTCTCTTATGTAGAGCTTGATGTTTCTACCGGCGCTACAACAGCGACATTACCGTTCAAAGCCCTGGATATTTCTGGTGACCCAGACAATTCAGATGTAGGTTCAGCCAATACTAACGTGCTTGTCACCATTCAGAATCATCTGTTTGGCCAAAAGCAAGTTGGTTTAGCTTAAGGAGTTAATATATGGCTATTTCAAGAGCCCAATTAGCCAAAGAGCTAGAGCCTGGCCTCAATGCTTTATTTGGTATGGAATACGCTCGTTATGATAACGAGCATGATGAAATCTATGAAACAGAATCTTCTGATCGTGCATTCGAAGAAGAAGTTTTGATCGTAGGTTTCGGTGACGCAAAAGTTAAGACTGAAGGTCAAGGCGTATCTTTTGATAACGCTTCTGAAGGCTTTACTGCTCGTTACACCCACGAAACCGTGGCATTGGCATTTGCTTTGACAGAAGAAGCTGTCGAAGACAATCTCTATGACCGACTCGGCGCACGTTATACGAAGGCTTTGGCCCGTAGTATGGCTCACACCAAGCAGGTTAAAGCTGCTAATGTCCTAAACAATGCGTTTAATGCTAACTTTGCTGGTGGTGATGGCCAACCTTTGGTCAGCACAGCACACCCGCTTGCTTATGGCGGTACTCTTGCGAATCGGGCAACTACTATGTCCGACTTGAACGAGACTTCGCTTGAAAACGCACTGATCACTATGTCAACTTTTGTTGATGATCGAAACATGATCTTGGCCCTTCAGGGAACCAAGCTGATTGTTCCGCCTCAGCTTCAGTTCGTAGTTGATCGTTTGCTCGAGACTCCTGGACGAGTAGGCACAGCAGACAATGACATCAACGCCGTCAAGAATATGGGTATGCTTCCGCAAGGTTATGCAATCAACCATTTCTTGTCAGACACTGATGCATGGTTCTTGCTGAGTGACTGCCCAGATGGGTTTAAGCACTTTGAAAGAAGCCCGATTTCTACTTCTATGGAAGGCGATTTCGATACCGGCAATGTTCGCTATAAGGCTCGAGCTCGTTACAGCTTTGGCTACAGCAACCCTCGCTGTGTATTTGGTTCACAAGGCGCTTAATGTTTCATGTGAAACAAAGGGAAAGGTGGTCGTTTGACCACCTTTTTTTTATCTCAAATTTGATCTAGACTGTATGAACTGAGACAAATTAGTTTTAGCGACCGACTCAGCGGACGTTACGAAGACGCTAAAACGAATCCTTTCGTAAGAGGTGAATACCATGGCACAAACTACTTTTTCTGGTCCCGTTAAATCTTTAGCTGGCTTTATTACTGCCGGTGTAAACAGCAGTGTTAGCTTATCTGCGGACACAACCCTAACGGTTGCGACTCATGCCGGTAAAATTATTATGCTGAACGATGCTGATGGCAAGTTTACTTTGCCCTCTATTTCTTCAGCCACTCCTAATGATCCTACTTCTCCCGATCAAGCAAACAACATCGGCGCTTCGTTTTTCTTTTATGTAGAAACCGCAGCAACCGATCTTGATATCTTGACTGACGGCACTGACAAGTTTGTTGGCGCGGCAATGGTTGCCGTAGATGATGGCGCTAAAAAAGCGTTTATTCCAGCAGCCTCTAACGATGTCATCACCTTGAATGGCTCAACTAAGGGCGGACTTGTCGGCAGTGTTGTTAAAATTACTGCTATTGACGCTGCAACGTACTTAGTTCATGACGCTTTATTGCTAGGTTCAGGAACGATTGTTACTCCTTTTGCTGATGCTTAATCAATTAATTTAGGAGAATAACAATGGCTGATGCAGTAACTTCGCAAACCATTCAGGACGGCGAGCGTAAAGCCGTCCTAAAGTTTACCAATGTCAGTGATGGAACTGGTGAGTCAAACGTAGTCAAAGTTGATGTTTCTGCTTTGACTACAAACTCATCTGGGAACGCCTGTACTAAAGTAACTGTTACGCAAATTTGGTGGCAGTGTGTTGGGATGGGAGTAGAGTTGTTATGCGATGCAACGGCAAATACTCTGATCATCGGGCTATCCCCTGACAGCAATGGTTATCATGATTACACGCCATTTACCGGCATACCAAACAATGCTGGATCCGGTGTAACAGGAGACATTCTGTTTACGACAATAGGCGCAAGTGCCGGTGATACATACACTGTCATTCTTGATCTGATAAAGGAATATTAATGACAACTTCTGGGACCAGAGATTTTGAGCCAGATGTCGCGGAATACATAGAAGAAGCGTTTGAGCGCTGCGGTCTAGAGTTTCGCACAGGTTATGACGGGATTACCGCAAGGCGATCCCTGAATCTCTTGTTGGCTGACTGGGCCAACCGTGGGTTAAATCAGTGGACAATACAGAATACGTCTACAACTTTAACTCAAGGCGCAGAGTTTATTGAGCTTACAGGCTCTACAATAGACGTTTTAGATGTTGTTATTAGAAGAACCGAAGGCGGGGAAACAACTGATATACAGATGGCTCAAGTTAGTCGATCTGCCTATTGGAATATTCCTAACAAGAATACTCAGTCAAGACCAAGCCAATGGTTCCTGGACAAGCTCATAACGCCAAAGCTTTACATTTGGCCTGCTTCTGAAAACAACACGGATCAATTGATCATTAATCGATTAGTTCGGATTGAAGATGCAGATGCAAGCGCCAACACAATGCAAATGCCGTTTAGGTTTTATCCTTGTTTGGCTGCTGGATTGTCTTACTATATTGCTTTAAAGAAAGCGCCAGATAGAGTAGAAATGCTTAAGGCTTTTTACGAAGAAGAGTTCGCAAGAGCTGCTGATCAAGATGAAAGTAGAGCTTCCTTATTTGTTGCGCCAAGTTTAAGAAGTTATAGGAGAGCGTAATGGCGTACGCTTCTGGGAAGTATGCCATTGCGATATGTGACAGATGTGGGTTTAGATATAAGAACACACAGCTTCGCAGAGAGTGGACAGGATTTAGGGTTTGCAGTGAATGCTATGAGCCTAAAGAGCCTCAGTTAGAGCCTCTTCCTCATGTGTCTGATGCTCAAGCCTTAAGGAATCCAAGACCTCAGTCTGACTTTACGTCAGGATCTGGGGTGGTTAGGACTATAGATCCTAATCAGATGATTACAACGACAGGAGATTCTATCGGGTCAGAGTTTGATGGCTTGGCAGGAACTGGGGAAGTAGGCACTGTAACAGTGGTGACAGGATGAGCTTTACATACGCAAGTTTAAAAACAGCAGTAGAAAACTATTGCGAAACGGCAGAAACTACGTTTATTGATAATCTTCCTGTCTTCATTCAAGAAGCTGAAGAAAGAATATTAAAGAACGTAGAGCTTCCTGTTTTTAGAAAAAACGTTGACGGAACATCTTCTGCTAACAACACTTATCTTTCAGCGCCAACAGACTTTTTAGCGCCGTACAGCCTTGCAGTTGTTTCAGGTAACGTTTACACATACCTTCTCTTTAAGCATGTCTCATTTATAAGAGACTATACGCCCAATCCAACGACGACTGGGCTCCCTAAATATTACGCATTGTTTGATGACACAAGCTTTATCTTGGCACCTACGCCAGATGCAAATTATGAGTTTGAGTTGCATTACAAGTATCGGCCTGTCTCATTAACGGCTGGTGCAGATTCTGGAACAACATGGCTTTCCACAAACGCTCCAGACGCTCTTTTTTATGGAACGCTTGTTGAAGCTGCAACTTTCTTAAAAGTTCCGGAAGAAGTTGGTGGATATGAGCAGAGATTCCAAATGGGTCTTGACGGACTAAGAAGGCTTGGTGCTGGATATGGTTCAAGGGATGAATATAGGTATGATATTTCGAGGGGTTAATCTTGTTTAGTGTAGAAGTCTCAGCAACACCAGGTTCGGTAAACGTTCAAACCACAAGTAATCGTGGCATGAATTCAGAAGAGATTGCTTTAAACGCTGTAGAGAAGATAATTAGCATTAGCGATACAGCAGACCCTGTGATTAAAGCTCAGGCTGAAGCGTTTAAAGAGCGTATGTACTGGGTTATTGTCGCCGCTTGCGATCAATCAATAAAGAGCGACAGAACAACTTTGTATAATATTTTTAAATCAAACGGCCATGATAATGTGGCTGAAATTTTGAGGACTTTATAATGGCAATTACTCAAGCAATGACTACTTCGTTTAAGCAAGAGATTCTTCAGGGAATTCATAATTTTACAAGCGGATCTGGCGGCGGAACAACAACCACAACTGGCAGCGGAAACGTTTTCAAGATTGCTTTGTATACATCTAGTGCAAGTTTAAGCGCAACAACTACAGCGTACTCTACGAGTAATGAAGTATCAGGGACTAATTACACCGCAGGTGGAAACACCTTGACTAATGTTACCCCTACTACATCTTCGACTACGGCGCTTACAGACTTTGCAGATACAACGTGGTCAAGTAGCACCATTACAGCGAGGGGCGCACTAATTTATAACTCCTCTACAACCGCAGGCACGGCAGATAGAGCTGTAGTTGTTCTTGATTTTGGTGCAGACAAGACATCAACGTCAGGAGATTTTACAATTCAATTTCCTGCGGCTGGAGCAAGTACTGCAATAATTAGGATTGCATAGGACTAACATGTGGCAGATGTCATTGTTGCGTTTCAAGGCTGGAATAGCTCAACACAGGGTTGGGGCGAAGGCGCTTGGGGCGAAAATATTGCAGTTCCAGGAGCCGTTACAGCAGTTGGCTCGGTTACGGTTACAGCCGATGCAAACGTATCGGTTACTGGACTTTCAGCAACTTCCTCGACTAATGACGTATCAGTTACCGCTGATGCAAACGTATCGGTTACTGGGCTTTCGGCTACGGGATCTGTTGGATCCGTTACGGTTACGGCTGATGCGAATATCTCGGTCACAGGCGTTTCCGGGACAGGAGCTGTTGGATCCGTTACGGTTACGGCTGACGCTATTGTTTCAGTTGACGGAGTCTCCGCTACAAGCGCAGTTGGTTCGGTTACGGTTACAGCTTCAGCGGTTACAATTCCGACAGGATTATCGGCAACTGGATCGGTCGGAACTGTTACAACTCGAACAAGCAACGTCTTCCCTGTCACGGGTGTTTCTGCAACGGGTGCAGTCGGGGATATTAGCTTTGTTGGTAATGTCGTTATTGAACCTTCTGGA